CCGTATGGACATTACTCGCAACCAAAACACGCCTGTCTCAGTTCGTCACACCTCTAGACATAGAGGTTTTACAACGACGAACTGAGGCTGAAGGCATTGCCTTTCTAACTGTCACCCTACCATCTCTGTTCAAGGTACTCGACCGATCTTTATCGGAAGAACGCTTGCAGGATGTTAAGGGGTTTCAGACTAAGAAAGACTGTGCCTACCCTCTGTTCCTTGTGAAGGCCTGGGAAACCATCTTCGAAGAAGATGGGACCCTCAGGTCCGACTCATGTGAGCATGTGGGTGCTGCAATAGCCTGTATTCGACAGCTTAGTGCTGTCTTCTACAAGCTGAAGTTGCCTTATACAAAAGGTCAGGAAGATGAAACCTCGCGCTCGTTTTTGCGAGCTGAGAGGGATCTACGAGACCTTGATCTGACAGATCCGACAACACGTCGGATGCTCAACAGAGCGCGTCAGATTGTGCATCGACTAGTCTCTGGGGTAAACCCCCAAGACCTAAGACCTATGCACGGTAGTGGATCAAGCTCCTGTGGTGTAAAACCATGGGAGCGCTATTGTACCTTCAGATGGATTCCTCGGCTTAACGCCGAGTTTCCTTATGATGAGTACTTCTTCTATTCATTGGCTCATGTGTGTGACAACATGCATGAGTTACTGGATGCGAAGACAGCAGAACCACTGGCACGAGTAGTATACGTTCCGAAGGACTCTCGAGGACCACGGCTGATAAGCTGTGAACCTCGGGAATTTATGTACCTTCAACAGGGCCTTTGGGGCCTGTTACGGGATGCCGTTGAACGACTACCGGCGATACGCGGACAGATCGGATTTTCCGATCAAACGCGGAATAAGCGTTTAGCACACCTCGGGTCGATAGACCAGAGTTACGCTACGCTTGACTTGAAGGAAGCATCGGACCGATTGAGTATGGATGTAGTCGAAGGGCTATTTCCAGAAAACTGGGTTCGCGCCTTGAGGGCTACACGTTCTCGGGGTACGGTGCTGCCGGACGGAACAATTGTTCCGTTCAACAAATTCGCTCCAATGGGATCAGCTTGCTGTTTCCCAGTGCAGACAATTTGTTTTTGGGCCATCGCACTTGCAGCCATCGGGCTCGACAGAGACTCTGAAAGGAGACTCTTTAGTCGAAGTTACCGATTCGACCGACGCCGAGATCCTTCGATCTCGGTGTTTGGCGACGACATCATCGTCCCTACCGCTAACGCGGAACGGGTCATGTTGGCACTTGAGTCTGTTGGTTTGATAATCAACAGAGACAAGTCGTACTGGACAGGCTCCTTTAGGGAGTCTTGCGGCGGCGATTTCTACAAAGGAATCGACGTCGCGCCAGTCAGATGGAAACATCTGCCTGCAGATGATGACCATTCCAGGCACCGTGTTGCCGATATGATGAATAACATCATGTCGAAATACGGCGTCGAGGAACTAGAAGTAGCATGCGAAGAGCTTTTCCGCTCTTGGTATGGTCCCGTTCCAGTGTCGAGAGACTTCTGGACGAGACTGCCTGACGCTGACAAGCCTTTATGGCTCCAGCGTCCCGAAGCACAGCTCTTTAAAGGGCTGGCGCTTCGAGGAAGGTATACTTCAATTCCTCCCCTCTATAGGAGACGTACTAACAACCGCTACCAGCGGTTGGAGTATTGCATTCCTATGGAGTCGGCAGATACCGTTAAGGTAGACACCGACCGCTGGGGACAGGTCCTAAGGAAGGAGCTTTTACAGCTTGATCCTTGGACGTCCGGAATGGCTACGCTACCCAAGCGTACTCGTATTAAGTA